GCGACGAACGCTCTCAGCGGCTTTTTTCAGGCTCATAGGGGTACCTCTTGGGGGCGAATTATCGCTTGATCTTCAACACATCACCAGCGGTGGTGTCGACGTAGACGTCCCCGTCGCGCAAGGTGGCGAGGTCCGCTTCAGTGGGGAGCGTCTTCAGGTCGATGTTCAGGCGCGAGACATTGAGCTGCTGCACGGAGGACAGGCCGTTGAAGTACAGCCGCAACACGTTGATCAGTTTGTTGATGTACGCGGCTTCATAGGTGCTGCTCGCGTCGGGGAGACGCGGCGGCGTGGTATTGCCGAACATCATCCCCGTTTCCCATCAGGCCGCGCATCGAACAGCGGGCTGCCCAGCTGCCACATGACGCCGACGTCTTCGGAGCGTAGCTTGAGCGAAATCAACCGCCCGCGCACGCGGATGTCGAGCTGCTCGGTAAAGGTCTCCACCGGGACAGTCGCGCTGCGCACCGTCGCTCCCTCACTGTTGCCCGCCACCGAGCGCGGTGACTGGTAGCCAGATCCAGGCTTCTTGGACGGGATCAGCTCCAGGGTGACGCGGGGGTTGAGCGCGGAGGAGCCTGTGAAGGTCATGTCCGGCAGCACCTTGTTGATCAGCGTGTACTGCTCGCCGTCCCCCATGTCCGCAGGAGCGGAGTTGATGTAGGCCGGGATCGCCTCGACAACGCCCGTGACGTTGGAGTCCACGCCCACCTCGTGCTCGACGATCGTGTTGCTCACCGCAGCCATGGGGTGCCCGTACAGCGCGCTGTAGAACCAGGCCGTGCGGGTCAGCGTACCGTGGTACCACACGCCCTGCGCGTAGTTGTAGATGACGTAGCGGTTGTTCGTGAGGCTGCCCGCCGAGGGGTAATGCCACCAGATCTCGCTGAAGCCCTCGTTGGTGCCGCACACGATCTGCTCGGCCTGGGACCGCTCGAGATCGGAGAACACATATCGACGCAGGCTGCACGGAAGCGTCTGCACACGGCCGTCGTAGGCGTAGAACTTGTCGGCGCCCATCCAGTACGCCACACCGTTGGCCACGGCCGCTGCCTGCGGACTGGCAATGGAGGTGTTCTCGCCCATGAGCTGGAAACCCCAGACGGCCGGCGGCCCCTGGTACTGCATCGAGTACAGCGCGGTGTCGGTCCAGATCAAGATTTCCTGGCGGTTCTGCAGGCCTGCGACGATGCGCGACCCGTTGGACAGGGGCTGACCCCCGGCCTGGTTGGTGATCGCAGGGGTCCAGAAATCGTACTGTTCCTGATCCGACCAGCGCACCAGCATGGGGTCGAGCACCGCCGAACCGATATCGTTGGCGCCCAGCGCGATCACAAAGCGTGAGACGTCCGAGACGATCAGCGCGAGGTGTAGCGAGGGTGTGTCGTTGCCGCTGATCAGCACTCCGCGCGTGCCCGTGCCCACGCTGCTGTCCCAGTAATAGAGCGCCCCACCGCGTGGGCCAAAGATCAGGTCTTCGCCGAAGTTGGCGTGGTTCCAGATCCGCAGCGCCTGCAAACTGGGCAGGCCGATGCCCCAGGCGCCACCACCCCACGGGCCCGCGCCCCAGCCGCCGATGGGCTCCGTCGTGATCGAGCCGATGTGGATCTGGTACGCGGCAACCGTCGCACCACCGCCGTTGCCCGAGTCGCCCGCCGTGGCGTTGACGCCGACGTTGATGGTGTAGGTGTCCACCGTCAGCACGTCCACCACCTGGAACTCGCGGTTCAGCACGGGCGCTGTGATGGCGCCGCCCAGCGAGGCTGCGCCGCTGAACGTGACGAAGTCCCCCGCGCTGGCGCCATGGGCCACGTCGGTGACGGTGATGACCGGGCTGCCCGTGGTGGCGTCGAACGTGGCGCCCCCTACGGCCGTTGTCTCGCGCAGGGGGGTGATGTCATAGTAGGAGCCGCCCGAGGCGATGTAGTACTTGAGGTTCGTGCCAATACCGAGCAGCCGCACACCACCGCGTGTGGCCCAGCCGAAGATGGCGCGGCAGGTGCCCAGGAACGTGTTCGCCGACAGACGCTGCCAGCCGCCGATCTTCTCGGGAAAGCCCTCCCGGAACCGGACCTTGTCACAATCGATCCACTGCCCCTCGGCAGAGTACGCGGTGACCTCTTTGTTGATCCCCGGCTTGAAAACGACTTTGGTGAGTGCCACGGGCGTCAGCCCTCAGCGGCAGCGCGCGAGGCCATAGCCGCGCTTGACCTTGCCCCCGGCTTTCAGACCCACCGCCGGCACAGAGGCGAGACCCGCTCGGTAGGCGGCTTCTTCCTTCGCGTAGTTCTTTTTCCGTTTGGTCTGGATGCCGTCGGGGAAAAACTTCGCCATGGCGGCGCGCTGTCCGGCCCCCTTCTCGGTGTTCATGGCCGCATCCCCAGACGGGCCGACGGGGGCTTGACCCCCGGCACCTTGCCCGCTCGACCCCTGCGTAGCTAATGCAAGAACACCAGGTGCTTGACCCCCTGTGGTCTTGCCCGCGTTGAAAGCTGCTTTGTCCATGGGACGCTCCTAAAGTTGGCCGATTTTACGGTTCAGGGGGCTCCACAGGCAATCCGCGCACTTTCATGGAGTCGGCACGGCAGGAGGCGTAGGCGACGTTGATGTCGTCGGACTCTCGCAAGACCCGACTGAGTAGCTGAGTAAGCTGCACTGAAAGTAGCCCGCCGGTTTCGGCTTTGTCTCCATCACCACTTGGGGTGGGGGCGGGAGCTTCACTTGCTCGGTTACCACCACCGCCCCCACATCGATCGGCGTTTGGGTCGCGCAGCCGGCCAGCAGCAACCAGCTTGCCAGCCATAACCTCGACGGTCTTTTTGTTCGTTTCATCCTTCTTCTCCTGTTCGGCCTTTAGATCGGCCAGGGCCTTCTCGGCGGCTTCCTTCTTGGCGCGCTCTTCGTCGAGCATTTTCTGCGCCGCTTCCTTCTGGTCCTTGATGTCTTTCTTGTAGGTATTGATCACCGTCTGGGCGCTCTCGAGGCGTGCGTTCGTGGCACAGTTGGTCGCCACCAGCCCCGCGACGACAAGCGCCCAGATAAGGTGAAAGTTCATGCGAACACCTGGATGCCGTTGTTCCAGAGGACGAGGCGGTTGTCAAAGCCCTCGTAGCCGCCGTTCACTTCCTTTGTGAGGCGGCGCACGTCGGCCTTGTCGGCCAGCTCGCTGAGGCCGTTCGTGGCCCAGAACCAGCCCCCGGACAGGATCGCGTTGACCGGCATCAGCAAGCGCTCGGGGTGGTTCACGAAGTCCTCGCCGATGGCCTTGCCGCAGCGGTTGTGGTTGTCCAGGCCGGTGAGCTGTTTGGCCCCCATGCCCCGGTGCGCCCAGCCGTCGCCGAAGACCAGGTTGCCCAGGTGCAGCTTGCCCCACTCGCCACCATAGATCAGATTGGCGATCATCTCGGGATTGGACTTCTGCACCCCCTTGATATAGCCGTACTTGCGCGCGTCGGCCTCGCTGATGCGGTGGCGACCGAACTTCTCGAGCAGCGCTTCGACAGAGTAGTTGAGACCCTCTTCGAGCTTGGCAAAGCCCTGGGACTCGTGCCCCATCTGCGAAAGGAACCCCGTCACGCGCAGCGGCGTGTTGATGTCGTAGGCCTTGCACGTGCCCTGAATGAACGGAAGAAAGAGCTCGGCGTTTGCACGCGTTGCTCCGGTTGTGCGCTGGACTTTCTCGACGGTGAGTTCGACCATGTGCTTCTACCGCAGAGGGACCAGGGGCTTGCGCTGCGTTCGGTGCATCTGCGGAGGCACCCCGCTGGCGGGCCACGTCTTGGAGAACGCAGTCATGTAGAGCCAGAAGGCCGCGGCGAACACCAGGTGCACGATGTCAGGCTGCCAGCCCGTCAACGAGCGGTACAGCCCGAAGAGGGCTGCGCTGCCGATGATGGTGACCGCCCAGCGCAGACGCAGCATGGCTGCTTTGTTCAAGTGTGTCGCTCGGCAAAACGCGCTGTACGCCAGCGCGAGGCACAGGATCTGGAACAGGATCAAGGTCATTTGTCGGCCCCCCGGGGTTTGAACAACCCCACTGGGTTGAGGCGGCTGATGAGATCTATCCACCGGTCCCCGATGGCTGCAATGACGAACGCCACGAGAATGGATAGCTCGACGGGGGAGTCGATCTTGGTGTCCAAGTAGCCCGCCGTCAATGCTGTGCCGCCGCCGACAAGCACAACTGCAGTCATGGTATATCGAAGGAACCGCCCCGCGCCTTCCCAGCGCGTAACAGTCGGTATGGCCGAAACCCCCCAGATCGCGCCCGCCATGGCCGAAAACAGGATCGCTGCGTAGGGCCCGTAGGCGGGGCCCAGCCACAGTGAAAGAAACGCTGCCAGACTCACGGAGGTGGTGCTGGCAACGACGGCGGTCGCAACAGTTGTAGGGTCGGACATTAGGTTCCTCGCGTTGATGATCATTCACGGGCCTACGCGCGCAATAAAAGCCCTTGAGGTGAACAATACCGGGTAGTCCCGGTACCGAATTTCTGCTGTCCCGTTGATCTGTGCCGACACCTGCCCAGCTGCCCGGCGTACCCCTACTTGGTACGTCATGGCCCCGCCAATACTGATCCAAGGAGAAAAAACCCCGATCGCGGGCGTAGATCCAAACAGGTCATACGTCGACGTCCCTGGCAAAGTGGCCGTGTCAACACGCGCACGGACTTCGAAAAAGCCATCAAAGTTGTGCACGTTCTCCGGGTCTTTCCACCGCGTTGGCGAGTTACTGCCTCCAACCGGGTTCCCGTAGAGCATTGTCCCGTTTCTGTTCCATAGCACGCCTGCACTGATGATCACAGGGCTGACTCCGTCGATGGTCGCCGCCTGCAATATATCAGGCGTGTCGTACCGCAAAACCAACCGGCTGCGTTCAATAGCGACAGCAAAAAAGCGCTTCATGCTGCAACGGACCCCGTCACGATGTACGACGTTGTGGTCTCCACGTAGATAGAAACGAGCCCCGGCAACCATACGAGGTTTGCTGCTCCAAAATTGACTCCATTGGCCTTCATGGTCAAACCCGCACCGGCGGTGACGATGACGCTTGTCGTCAACTTGAAAAAATAAACCTCCCCTGCTACGAGGCCTGTGTTCAGCGTAAAGCTGCTTCCCCGGACATTCATCACGTCCAGCAAAATGGTGCCCCCTGTGTCCTCCGTAAAGCGGTTGCTCACCGTGTTCGAAGGCATCAGCAACCAGCCGTCTGCCACCCCGGTCGTGGCCTTGGGCCACGCAACAAAAAGGTCGCCTGCTTTCGTGGTGATGTTGTTGCCGTAGGGAAGAACCAGGTTCGCGCCGTTAGTGAGCGTCACCGCTCCTGCAAAGCGCAGGAAAACAGGGCCGATGTACAGTGTCCCCAGCGAAGTGATCGTCGTTGTGCCCGTAATGCGCACCTTGTTGCTCGCCAACCCACCGATGGTTGTTGTGGCCGCGCTGGCCACATCTACCTCAACACCGCTGGAAGTGGATTGTGAGTCAGCCACCAGAACGTCAGTCCCGTTGCAATAGAGCCCCGCGCGTTGACCGGGGAGCACCACAACACCTGCCCCACCGCTGGTTTTGAACAAAATGCTCTGCCCGCCCGTCGTGTTATTCGTGACGTAGTAGAGCTTGGAGTACGACGGGCAGACGACGTTGCGCTGCGCGGTCATGGCGCCCGTGAGCGTGATGAACATGCAACGCGCTTCGTCGGGGCTCTCCGTGGCCGTCGTGAGCGTGTGGTTGGCGTCCCCCATGGCGATGGAGGCCGTGCCGGCGATGGCCTGCTCCACGGGGTTGGTGAGGCCGTTGTTGACGGTGTCGCCCCAAATGCTGGTCAGCTCCCCTGTGACGGGAAGCACGAGGCGCAGGCTGCTGGTGTATGAACTGGGCATGGCGGGTCCTTATCGAACGGGGGTACGGTATTCGTCTTTGCGCAGCTTGCCGCCGAGCGAGACCAGCCCTGCCATCGACTCTTCGAACATCTTGTTGTAGAGGCCCACCACGTCCTGATCGGACTTCAAGAACCGCGCGGCTTCCACCAGCATGCCGTTGAGCAGCACCGAGTCCATGTGGTCGCCGAGCCAGGTGGTGCTGGCGGTTACGATCGACTCGGGATAGTGGTCGTACTCCAGCTCCACGCCATACGCGAGGTCTGGCGTCGGGCCCAGCAGCAACGCGGTTTCGTCGACGAACGCGTAGACCTTGGGCAGCCCCATCGAGGTCACCTTGGGGTAAACCTGGCGGATGTAGTTGGTCTCCTTGCCGAGCAAGAAGCTGTACGAGCCGTCGTCGTCGATGATGGCCAGCGAGGACAGGTACAGAAAATCAATTGGCAGCAGGAGCTGCGGGACGCCCGAGGACAGCGTCCCCGTGAAGGTCTTGTGCAGCACCGGCAGCTGGATCAGGTTGTACACCTTCTGCTCGACCTGCTGGGCCCACAAAGCGAGCATCTCCGCAGACACCGTGTTCTCGATGGTGTCCTGGACGTTGGCGCACAGATCGGCGTAGTTCATGGGGGGATCTCTCGGGACTCTTCAAGGGCGGGGTCGGGACGGGGGTTGCGCAGCGCCTGGGGGTCATCCACGCGTACGCGGCCCAGCCAGTTCTGCGGATGGTCCGGATCCCAGCACGTCGGGCAGACCAACAGGTTGTTTGGCCGCCCTTCGACCAGCTCCGTCTTCATGTCTTTCAGGTCCGCGCGAAAGCCGCACCGGTCACAAAAACCGTGTGCCCGCTTGGTCGACGCGTACCGCATGCTCATCGGTACACCCGTGGTACCCACCGCAGCGGGCTCTTGTCGCGGTCTTCGTCCATGGCCATCTGCATGCTCTCGTCGTACTGCATCTTGAGCTCGGCCAGGCGCGGGAGAGCGCCGGGCAGCTTCAAGGCCATGTAGTACGCCAGGCCGGCCACCAGGGCGGGCATGAAGCGGAACGGGATGTCCTGGTCATTCACACCGTCGCCGGCGTCCTGAATCCGGCGCAGGCGCCAGTAGACGAAGGTGTAGGGGGTGGATGCATCAGGCGTGGGCCAGAAGGTCACCTCGGGCGTGACGAAGCGCTTGATGAACATCTGGATCGGGCGACCCTGCGAGTTCTTGGCCGGGATGCTCTGGTAGGTCGGCAGCGGGATGCGTGAGATCGTTAGATCCGACTGCGAGGAGCCGGTGCCCGTGCGGATGACCGCGTCGAGGACGTCCACGGTGTCCACGCCGAGCGCGTATGTGTCAGTGCCCGCTACCAGCGGGATTGACAGCTGCTCGAAGGTCCACATGTTCAGACCCCGGTTGGCCCAGTCCATGAACAGGATGTTCAGGCTGCGCCGCGCGGTGCGGAAGTCGTAGCCGTTGCGGATCTCGTAGCCGCACCGCTCCCCGGCCTCTTCGATCAGTTCCTGGAGGTCGAGGTTGAAGGCAGCGGTGCCGGAGGTGGCCACAGAGCGGGCCCCTTACTTCTTCGGCTTCTTGCCGAACGGCGGGGCCATTGGCTTGGCACCTTTTTTGGCTGCCGGAGCACCCTTCTTGGCGGCCGGGGCACCCTTCATCATGAAGGGGGGTAGTTTCTTGTCCATGGGTAGCTCCTTGGTTGAGGTGGCGCGATTGTCCTATAGACCAATGCGGATGCCAATGGCCAGCCGCGGGGCTTCGCCTTCCCCGGGAACAGGGGGGACCACGTGCCGCACGCGCGGCGCGAAGATCGTGTTCGTGTTGACCAGCAGCGGAGGCTGTATAGACGTCGTACCAGGGATAACCGTCGGTCCATAGAACGTCTGGTTATTAACGAGCAAGGGCGCGATCACCGTGACGATGCCGCCCACCACAGTGGGGCCGTAGAAAGTCTGCGTGTTGGTCAGCAGCGGCGGGTACACCGTCAGCGTGCCCTGCACCACCGTGGGCGCGTAGAACGTCTGGCTGTTCGTCAGCAGGGGTGGCAGCACCGACACCGCCCCGCGCGTCACGGTGGGGCCGTAGAACGTCTGCGTGTTGGTCAGCAGGGGTGGCAGCACCGAGACAGGGCCGCGCGTTACGGTGGGGCCGTAGAACGTCTGGCTGTTCGTCAGCAGCGGTGGGAGCAGGATGAATTCCTGGTCGTACAAGTTGACCGTGATGGTCCCCGCCGCATCGTCGACGCCGTTGACCTCGGGCTGGATCACCCACACGGCCGCCGCGCTGCCCACGTAGGTAAAACGGCCGTCGACATACTCGGTCAGCGTGCCGCCGCCGGGCGTGGGGCCCGAGATCGTTCGGTAAGCCATCCAGTCGGTCGAAACCTTCGTGCCCGCCAGCGCATACAGCGTACCGGCGGGGCTACCCCCCACAGGCCCGGTATTGGCCAGGATGTTCGCAGCCGTGTCGCCCGCGCGGAACGTGGACGCCGCGGCTGTGACGATGTTGCTGCCCAGGCCCCCGCCCACCGAGTGGTGCAGGAACGTGTTGTACGCCGTCAGCGCGGCGAGACCAGACCCGTTGAAGGTCTTCGCACCGGTGCTGCTGACCGCGACGTTGTCCGCGAAGGTGGCGGCTGCGCCGGTGTTGTCCTGTCCGGCGATGATCTGCGCCACGGAAGGCGGGGTCGCCGACAGCGTGATCACCACATAGAGTGTGCCCGTGGCCACGTTTGTCGTGGCGCCGACCCGCATCTGGCTGTTGGTGAGCCCGACCGCCGTGGGGCTGCTGAGCACCGGGATCTGGCGCACCGTGGGGCCGTAGAACGTCTGCGTGTTGGTCAGCAGCGGGGGGAGCAACGTCTGCAGCCCCGCCGCCAGCACCACCGTGGGCGCGTAGATCGTGTTGGTGTTCGTCAGCAGCGGCGGCAGCACGTACTTGGGGCCGATCACCGTGGGGCTGTAGAACGTCTGCGTGTTGGTCAGCAGGGGTGGCAGCACCGTCTGGCCGCCGCTGCCTGCATCACGCACTGCAACGAGAACCAGAGCGCTATATTCGGTGTTTGTGGTCGTGCCGCTGGTGCTGGTGGCCGCGCCCGTGCGCTTGCTTAGACGACTGCATGCGTCGCCCAGGCTGGCCTGGGTCAGCACCGATGTATAGGCGCCGTCAGTGCCCGGCAGCGTCCCGCTGGTGCTGTACTTGGCGTCGTAGCAGTAGATGATGTCGCTTGTCGTGCTCGTGACGCTGCCCGTGGCCGGCGTGGTGTCGCCCGAGTTCGCCATGACCAGCCGCGTGCCTGGGGCGGACAAGTCCGTGACGCACTGATCAGGGTCGGTCACACTGAGGTAAACCAGCGTGCACAGCGGACCATAGACGTTCGTTGCGCTCCAGACAGGCGTGATGGTCTTGCCTGAGCCACTGCTCGTGATCTTGGCCACGCCAAACTGACCGCCAAGTCCTGTACCCCCACCGCTGCTGTTCACCACGAAGCCCGCGGCCGTGAAGTTCGACGCCAAGCTCGTCAGCGTCATGGACGCGTCATTGCTTCCACTCAGGAAGGCCAGGCAGAGGTTGGCCCCCGCAGGAACATCAGACCCGATCGCCTGCGCACCCGGGGCCGAGCCCGTGGGCAGAAGTACGATGGTTGAGCCGATTTCGGTAGGCATGGTCTAGGTGGGGTAGGCCGCAGCCATGGCGTTTTTCGGCTCGTTGGCGAACGAGGACCCGCTTGCCGCTGCCGCCGATGCCCAGCATGCATCCATCGCGACACGCGCGCTGTTGATTGTCGAGTCGCCACAAGCCTCGTGATGGCGCATTGCACCATAGGCGTTGGCGACGTATCCCGACGGGTCGTTGAAGCCGTTGAAGCTCCAGTTCGGGCTGAAGTTCTGTACCGCCGCCATGCAGAACGAGTAGTCCGCCGCTGAGGTGACATCGGCCACTGACCCTCCTGGCGTCAAAGAGACCTGCCCTGTCTGTCCCGATGGGTTCACCACATACATTGGCGTCCAGTTGGTCGCCCCTGCGAAGGGCCGCGTTCCTGGCGCCGTCTCTGGGTCGAACATGAAGATGTCGCCGGCAGTGGGCGACCATCCCCCGTTTGCGTTACCTCCCGACCCCGAGCTAGCGCTGATGGTGAACCGCTCGGTCGTCGTGTTCCAAGTGAACCGGGACTCCAGCACGGACAGCATTTCCGCAGCCGTCTGAATGCGGGTGTTGCCGCGCCGGTTGCTCCAGTGGTAGCTGGAGAAGCAAGCCACGCTGCGCCCGAGCCCGTGCTGCGCGCTGTACCACTTGGACAGGTGCCCCCGGAACGTCGCCGAGTTCGTGGTCGACAGAATGCTCGCCAAGTGGCAGATGGCGTTCGAGAAGTACCCGTTCATCCAGGCAGCCGGTGACACTTCCGTCGGACCTTCCATGGTCCAGAACCCTGCGTCCCGCCACGTCGACGGCATGCGACTGTTGTAGTCGTTGGCGGCGTCGAAGCTGTTGTTGATGACGTCCGTAAAAAATGGTTTCGCGACATCGGTGTCGGGGGAGATGGCCGCCGCCTGCCCGACGTCGCGCGCCATCCACGCACTGATGCGCAAGCCGTAGATGTCGAAGAAGGTGCCGCCGCCCTTGTAGGTACCGCCGCCCTGGATCGTCGCGTCTCGCTCACCATTGCCTGTGGCGCAGGCGCCCACAACAGGCATCGTCGTCTTCCACGTCGGACCCCCTTGCCAGCGCGACGCGATGATCTGCGCCGCATAGTCCTGCAGAATGTCCAGGTGCACCGGATCCCCGGTGATCAGGTACGCGTAGTACGCCGTCGACGCGCGGTGGTGGGACTGGTCCTCCTCGCTCCACAGCGACGTGTTGGACGATGGCTGCGTGATGTTTTCCGCGCTGCCACTGAACCAGCGAACCGTGGGCGCCGTAGTGCCCAGGCCAGTGTAGGAACTCGCCGTGTCCGCAGTGGGCAAAATGCGACGCGTGCTCTTGCGCCGCAGCGTGCACCGCCAGCCCGCAGACGCGAGACTGGAGACCCGCACCGTTTGTTCGTCGTTGACATGCTGGTTAAGGATGTGTCGTGCCACCCACTCCGGCAGGACGCCGATATCGTCACGCTCACCGGTAGCCCCCGTGAAGCGCACGGTCATACCCCCGATACAGTACGGGCGGTACGGCGCGGCCGTGGGCGCCGTTGGGTTGAGCGCGGTCTGGTACGGCGGCACGAGGCGCGTTGCGATGAATTCGGCCTTGTCATAGGTGACGCGCACCGTGTTGTCCGTCGAGCTGGCGCCCCCGCCCTGCACGTAGTCCCACTTCCCGTCGCTGCCGGCCGTATGCCAGCCGCTGTAGTGGGCCATGGTGATGTTGGTCGTGCCCGTCTCGCCGCTCTGCGTGCCCTGCAGCGTGCGCAGCGTGGTCGAGCCTGACTTCAGGACGCCCACCATCACCCGCGCCGTGGCAGCGGGGCTCGCGATGTCGGTCCAGGGCTGGGATGCCTTGCCCATGTAGCGCAGACCGCGCAGCGCACCGCCGGACGTGTTAAGCGCTGCCACGTAGTGCGTGCCGTACATCTGACCGTGGGCCGAGCCCGACTGGCGGAACTCAGCGCCAACGCGCCAGATAGCCCCCGCCGCGCCGTCGGCGACCAATGTGAAATCGTCGGCCACGGTGATGCCATCATTCAGGCTGGACGTCCAGACCCCGGAGAGGTTGGTGACCCCCGTGGCCTCAATGATCATGTTGGCCGCCGTCAAGTCGGCCGTGGTGCGCCCACTCGCCGCAGGCGCCGTGCCCCCGGTCTGGACTTCGATCTGGAGTGTGCCGCTGCCCGCAATGCTGGAGGGCACCTGGATCATGGCCCCACAGAACATCATCGACCCGTCAGGCCACGTGCTGTAGTTCCACAACGTGGCCGGGCACGCTGCACCCCCGCTGGCGATGGCAAACTTCGGGTACTGCCCACTGGGCATCACGCCCTGCTTGAATGGCACGCCAAACATAGGCGAAACGAAGTTGGCCGCCTGCGTGCTGCCGCTGGTATTGACCAGCGTGATCGTGGAGACAACGGTCCCCCCAGCCGGCGGGATACCGGCATAGAGCGTTGTCCCCGGTACGCCGGGGTAGTTAAGCACTGGCATCAGTGCCCCCGATCAGAGCTGGAAGATGCCGCTGGCGTTCCACTGAATAGCGATGTCCCCGCCGTTGGGGGTCACAGGAATTCCGGTAATGCCTGTGTCGAGATACGCCACCAGGCGCCACGTGGTGTTCGCACCGGCGTTCTTGACGAAGACCACGATGGCTTCAGCGCTGGCGCCGCTCACGGCCGTCTCGGTCACGTCAGCGCCATCGAACAGGCCATTGACGAAGGTCTTGGTGCCGATCTCCACCTCGGTGCCGATCTTGCCCGACGCCACGGACGAGAAGAACTCGTGCGCCGCGCTGTAGGTGTAGACGGCGGTGTCCACCAGCACGGCATACACGCCGGTGGTGCCCGTGCCGTCAAGGGCAGCGTTGGCGGTGCCCTGGAGACGGGCTTCTTTCCACTTTGGGTAGAGTGCGTTTGCCATTTTGAGTCCTTCTTGAGGTCAGTACAGGGCGATGATGTCGGAAGCCGAGGTGCCTGCAGCCCACACCTTGACCACCTGAACAGGGAGGATCGAGCCGTCAGGCACGTTCGCGAAGGTGACCTCGGTCTTGTAGGCCATCGTCACGTGCACCGTGCCACCGGTACCGATGTACAGCCCACGCGTGACCGCGAGTGCGGTGACATCGTTGGGGGTGACGTCTTTCGCGTTGTACGCGGATACCGTGGCATCCGCGTCGCGATATGCTGCTCCATAGGCCATGGGTCAGTTCCGATCAGGTGTCTGCGAACGGCGTGGCCACCACGCCCGAGCCAAGCACCACGCCTTCGACGAAGTACTTGAGCGCCGCGATGGCGGTGATGCGCACCCAGGTGCCAGCGATGCCGCCCGTGGTGGTGCCATTGAAGTTGATGTTGTCGTTGGCCGCAGCAGGCGCGTAGGCCGTCGCAGCGCCCGCGGTGTCCGTGTCCACCATGGTCAGCGAGCCGACGAACTTGTCGGTGCCGTTGGTGGCGATCTTCACGTTGGTAGCCGCGGTCTCGATGAAGACCAGGTACGACGCACCGATGTTGTTGGGCGAACCCGGGGCATCGTTGTCGGTTGCGTCGATCGGAGGCAGCGTCAGCACCATGGTGGCGTCATTCAGACGCAGCACACGGCCTGCATGCAGCTCGGGGTCCAGCGTCAGCGTGTTGGCGCCGTTGGGGATGTTGACCGACATGCCAGGACCCTGGCCGATGAAGCCGGCGCGCGAGCGGACCGGGCCGGAGAAAGTGGTGAATCCCATGGGGAAGTCCTCTCATGCGAGTGAAGCGCGGCAGTCTGCATGACGTCGGCCCGGTCCGTCTGCTGCGCTGAGTTGATGCCCGGGAGCTGGCGAATTATTGCACGGGGCCCGGAAATATAAAAGGCCCACCGAAGTGGGCCTTCACGTCGCTACCGCGAATCAAGCGCCTGGGGAACCCCAGATGCCGAGGGGATCGCTCCAGCCGAAGCTGTAGCGTTCGCGCGCCTTGTAGCGCATGTTGCCCGTGTCGAAGTCGGTATCGGAACCGGTCTTCATGCCCACGCGCACGAAGTGCTTCAGGCCGTTGGGGATGTCGGTCAACGCAAACCAGGCGTCTGGGTCGGTCAGGTAGTGGTTGATGGCGTAACCGCCAGGCATCACACCTTCTTCACGCAGCGCGTTGATGTCGTTGTCCGCCGTGCCGGGGCGCAGCGTGGTCTTGAGCAGACGCGAGGCAACGAACTGCAGCGAGGGAGGCAGGATCAGCTTTTTGGGCCGAGCCGACATCAACAGGCCACGCTCGTCGGTCCAGGCACCGATCTGGATGAACATGTTCTCCATCGAGGTTTCGTTCAAGTCCGCAGCCACCGTCGGGGTGTTGGCGTTGGTGCCGCCGCCCACGAGGGGGTGGTTCACCAGGGAAGATGCGCCGTTGACACCGAACAGGGAGACGCCGTCGCCACCCAGGAACGCACCGTTGAAACCGTTGTTCAGGATCGCAGCGGCCTTCACCTGTTTGGTGTGGGCCATGCCGCGCGCCAGCGCCTTGGTGTAGCGGTTGCTGAGCGAAGCGTAGAGGTTGTCCTCCACGGCTTCTTCGGTGAGAGCGAAGCCCATCACCACGGTTTCGTGCGAGTAGCGGGAAGTGAACGCTTCCTGAGCGGTGTCGTACGCCATCGCCGCACCTTCGGACTTCACAGGGGCAGCGCCGAAGCCGGAGAGCTTGGTTTCTTCCTCGAAGGACCGGTCGGACGACTCGGTTTCGAAGATCTGCTTGTGTTCCTCGGTGTAACGCTTGTACTCCAGGCCGAACAGTGCGTTCAGCCCAGGGATCAGCTCTTTGAGCATCTGTGCGCGAGAGATTGCCATGTTGTGCTCCTTAGATGCCGACGGCGTTGGTAAGGCTGTGATAGCCCGGGTTGAACTTGACCAACACGTCCGGGAACGGATCCCCTGGAGGCGACACATGGGCCACGATGCGGAAGGCTGCGGTGGTGGCCACCACAGTCGATTCCAGCGCACTGGTGGAGTTGCCCGTCTGGGTGTTGCCGGTGCTACCGCTCTGCGCCGCGGCGAAGAACGTGTTGGCACCGATAACAGCCTGAGCACCCGTACCGTCCAGCTGTGCCTGGAACAGCACGTTGGGGTCATCCACCACGTAGATCTTGGCGTTCAGCGTGTTGGCCGGATAGCGCTGCGAGAAGATCAGCTGCCCCTCCGCGTTCCAGTACTCGCAGCCCACGAACACGCCGACGGAACCCGTCAGGGTACCCGAGCCGGGGAACGAGTTGGTCGTGCCGTCGGCGCCGGTGCCGGTGGTCAACACGATATGGCCGTTGGTGTCCAGGTTCACGACCTGTCCGTAGAACAGGTTCGTGGCGTAGCCAGCGGGGTTGGTGATGTACTGCCGCTGGGCACCTGCATAGGGCAGCCCGTCGACGCGATTGATGGGGCGAAGCCCATACGGGGTAGCGGTGAGTGCCATGTGTGGCTCCTATCAGTTGTCGGTTCCGAAACCGTCTCGGCCGCGAGTCGCCGTCGAACGGCTCTTGTTGAACTTCGGCATCAACGGGTTGTTTTGTTGCAGGTAAGAATTCTCCACCGCTGCCATCTGCCGCCCCGCCTGCTCCTGGTAGTACCGGGTGCGCGCTTTCACGCGCTCCGTCGCGATCTTGCAGAGCATGAGCCCCCCGATCTCGACGTTCCCCTCCACCGTGCCGAGCTGCAGTTCCGGATGGTCTGCAGCCTTCACAGGCTCCCAGCCTTCGCGCATCTTGCGAGACACGTTGGCGTTGTCCGCCTGGCCCATCGTATGGGTTGCGATCCAGCGGAATTCGAACCCGTCTTGCGGGTCCGGTGTTGGCAGTTGGCTTGGCGGCGAATAGTCGTCCCGCGCTTCCTTTTCGCGCGACTCGTTGTCGCGGGGTACACGTGCTTTGCCCATTTCAATCTCCTTGCTTCATGAGTTCTGCAGCATATTGCTGCGGGGTGACACCCAGCTTTTTGCAGAGCGCGACTTGCGACTGCGTGAGCGTGATGCGTTTCTTGGCTGTGGACCGATTGACAGCGGCCACCGCCGAACTCTTGCGTTTGGGAGGATCTTCGGGCTCGCCCTCGTTTTCGTCCTCGCGTTTGGCCTTTTTCGAGGCGTACAGCTCGGGAAACTTGGACTGCATGCGAGCGTCGATTCGCTCGAAATATTCGTCTGTCGCGGGCTCGATGCCCGAATCGGTCAGTTGCTTGTGCAGCCCCAGTGCGTAGGCCGTGACGTCTTCCTTACCCTCGGCATTGAACCACTTGTTCCGGGCCGTCCAGGCCTGGGTTTTAGGGTCCAGCTTCGAAGTTGACGTCGATGCGGCGATTCTTACATCTGCAACAGGTTCTTGTAAAGCCGGTGGGCGTACATTTTTTGCGACAAGCACCTCGGCCTTGGCGTCGCTCAGCGCTTCGAGGGCCGCGATCTCACCATCGGTGTCGTAGGCCTCCTTCGCTTCCTTCAACTTGCGACGCGCGTCAGCCACTTTGGCCTCGGCCGCCTCGGTCGCTGCCTTGACATAGACCGCGGTGCCGTCGACGGCGAACGCGCGCAGGCGCTTGTTCTCGTCCTGGATGTTGCCCACGACCCCCAGCAGCTCGGCCTGTTCACGTTCGATCGCTTCGCGCTTACGGCGCTCGTCGTGGCGCGCGTGCGTCAGCGTCTGGATGCGTTTTTGCACCTTGGTGCTGTAGGTGGCCAGTTCTTCGTCGGTCGGTTCGTCGACTTCGTCAACCAGCGGGCGCGCGCGGCGGTCACTCTCCGGCGTGTCATCGACGACGTCGATCTCGAACTCTTCTTCCTTCGGGCCGGGCAGGTCCACATCGAGGCTGCCCTCGGGGCGGTGTTGGTCGACAACGGTGTCGTCATCGAAATTGTCGAAATCGGGGTCGCCCCCGTTACGTGGTTTGGCCATGTGTTTCTCCGTTTAAGCTGCTGCGCGCATGATGCCGCGTGGATCTTCGACGACGGCTTCCACCTGGTCGTCGTTCAAGAGGCGGAACTCCTTGCCCGCCACTCTGAACCGGGTACCCGAGTAGGTGCGGGTGAGGATGAAGTCGCCCTTCTTGCACCACGGGCCCTTGGGGAACTTGCTGTCGTCCTTGTAGGCGAGTTCACCCAGCGCCACCACGAAGAGCACGGTCGTGCCCCACTCTTCGGCCTTGCGCACACTATCAGGCTTGACAAGGGTAGACCCCTCGAAATGCTCTTCCGCTCGGGGGATCACGCACAGGATCTTATAGCCCTGGGGCACGGGCAATTGGCGGCCTTTTTGTTCGTCCGACGCGGCTTCGAACTCCTCGTCGCGCGCGGGTTGTGGGTCAGCGCGATCCACTGGGCCCATGGGTATTTCGTACTTCCCTGGTTGCAAAATGAGACTACTCATCGTCGTTTTCCTCTATCTTTTCAAGCACGGCCTTGATGTGGTCCACTGCGAGGTCGAGGCCGTGAATCTCCCCGCAGTGGAATTTGTAGCGCTCGTGGTCGAGCGTTCCGGCGAGCACGCCCGCCGCGATGTTGTCGCGTTTCTCCTGGAGCCCCTTGATCACGTGTTCAGCGAAGTCCTGGGTCATTTCTTGGCTCCTTTGTCACGGCTGTCGCCCATGGCGTTTTGCTGGTTGTGCTTCTGGATGAGGTCGTAGACCTTCATCGCCGTGTCCCGGTCGGACTGCAGGATCGTCTGGTCTTGCGCGCGGCCCATCACACCAACCTTGGACGCGTTGATCGCTGCGTTCTGCTCGTCGATCTCTTCGTCGGCCGTCTGCTTGCGCTCGGCCAGGGCGAAGGTGTCGGCATCCTTGGCCGCGTTGATCTGCTGCTGGCGTTCGTTCAGCGCCTGCTGGTCCGCCGCCTTCGCCGCGTTGACCTGCAGCTGGCTCTCCAGGATCTTGATCCGATCCGCGTCGCCGGCGATCTTGGCCTGGGCCAGCTGCCCCTTGATGCGGGTCTCCTCGTCCTTGCGGTCCTGCTCGCGTTTCTGCAGCTGGAACACGGGGTCGGCTTCCTGCTGCGCGGCTTGCTGCTGCGCGGCCTCGGCCTGGTTCTTCTGCAGCGCCATCTGGGCGGCCTGGGCCATGAGCGCGGAGAGCGCGACCTCGAGCTCGGGCGGCAGCTGCTCGTCCACGGCCGGCAGGGGGAAGCCCAGGCGCTCGGCGATCTGTTCGCGGTACAGGAACCCCATGTGCTCGGCGATGTGCGCCTGCGCGGCCGCCATCATGGCCTGGGCCTGTGGGTTCTGGCCAATCGTCTGCATCAGCAGCGGATCCTGCATGGCCATCTGGTGCACGGCGATGTGGGACTTGTGATCCTGGTGCACGAACGCCTTGACCGGGGTGCCCTTGAGCACATTCATGTTCTCGGTCACCGGGTCGGTCGGCTTGGCGTCCTCGGGCAGCGGTACCAGCTTCTCGGCGTTCTTGACCCCCAGCACCTCCAGCATGCCGCGGTGCAGCAGGGGCAGGTTGTAGATCTGTGGCGCCGTCTGGCTCAACTGGATCACGGCCTGGTACTGCACCAGCCGGTGCGTCATCGTGGCCGCATTGGGGTCGCTGACCGGCGTCACCTCGACCATGGCGTAGTCGTCCGCCCGCGAGCTGCGTTCGCCCACCTCGGGCTCGTAGCCGTACTCCTTGTCGCCGTCGTGCTCGACCACCAGCTCCTTGATCAACTGGAACTCTTGCTTCAGGCTCGCGTGGGTGCGGGCCTGCACCGCCGACATGACCTTCAGCTGGCGCTCGATCAAGGCCAGGGTCGTGCCCACGGGGGCTTGCGAGGACATGTCGGCGATCTTCATGTCGGCCATGCCGGGCAGACGACGGCCCTCCTCGATGATCTTCTCCAGCAAGCCGGCCAGCACCAGGCTGGGCTCCTTGTAGGGCAACGGCATCACGTTGTCCTTGATGGTGCCGGAGCCCACGTCGACGTCGCGCCACTCGCCCGGGCTGATCGGCGTGTCGTCGTTCTTGACCCGCATGCCCTTGGACTTGAGACCGCCCGGGATGTTTGACAACGTGCCCGCGTCCACCAGCTGGCGCAAAATCGCCGTGGAGGCCTTGGCATAGCCCCCGATCAGGTGGAACAGGCCCAGGCCATAGGCGCCGATGCCTGGCACGTAGTCGTACTGCACGAAATGCTGGCGCCGGCGGCGCTTGGAGTCGTCTTCCTTCCAGTTGCGGCGCAGCGCCAGCACCACCTGCGTGTCCTTGATCACGGTCAGGATATACGGCCGCGCGATGCGGCGCTTGGTCTTGCCACGGAACTCGTCTTCCTCGATGTACAGGTCGACGTGGGACTCCAGCACCGTGAAGCGATCGTCGTTGATGTCATCGAAGCCGGTCTGCTTGTCCTTGGCCTGCTGGATGTCGTTCAGCTCGCGCCCGGCCTCGCCGATGTCGCAGTCGCGGTAGAGCCCCACCTCCTGCAGCGCCTCGATGTCGTTGCGCGACATGCGCATGACCTGGGTGGCACGCGGCGTGGTGCGCACGTTGGTCGAGCCATAGGACAAGATCATGTCCTCGGCGCCGATGAACATCGAGCAACGACGCCCCTTGGTGTCGTCCTGATAG